GGCAGCCATTGCATCCGTAGCAGATGCAAAAAGAAAAATCGAAGATCTTCGTAAGGAAAACGCCGAACTCAAGAAAGAAAATGCTGAATTGAAAGAGGCAATCAAGGCTCAGCCAGTAATCGGAGTAATCGCTCAGGAAGAAACGAACTCTGGAAAGAAACCATCTCCTAAGACTTCCAGAAAGTCAGAATAGGTAGGTGGTTTTATGTACATCGCAAAGAAAGGCAACATTGTGTGCCGCATACCGGAATCCAAGGCAGGCTACTACAGAGAACTTGGATATACGCTTGAAAATCTTGACAAGAGCAAAGCCCCAGCAAATCCAAAGAAAAAAACAGACACACCAGAAAAATCAAGCGAATAAACAAAAAAAGGGGGCGATGGCGTGGGAGCAAAAATGTATGCCGATTATACATACTACGAAAAGATATATCTTGGAAAAAGCATACCGCCAGATGAGTTTCCCGGTGCAATGAGGACGGCATCGTCTCTTGTTGATAGAGTTACATTCGGTAGGGTTTGTCGTATGGTAGCTGTACCGGAAGAAGTGAAGATTGCTGCTTGTGCCGCTGCGGATTGTTATTATCGCTATACCAAGAAGATGGACAGAGATGTAAAATCTGAAAGCAATGACGGATATTCTGTAACTTATTCGGATGTGACAGCATCCGGGAAAGAGGCTGCCGAGGAAGCGATTGCAAGAATCCGAGATCATCTAATCTGCACGGGGTTGTTGTATCGAGGATACTCTGAAGTATATGATAATCCGGAAAGAGGTGGGAGTCCATGATTAATGCATTTGAACAAATGACGATATTTAATGCCATATCGGGACCTGATCGGAGAGAATCTTACTTTCCAACAAGAATTGGAGGAATCACATGGACAGAATCCAGTGGTTTGTCGGGGGATAATGGACATAAGAATATGCAAGATAGGTACACCATTCGAATACCGATCGCTGCCCATGTCCAGGAAGATAGAACATATTTGCCGCCTGAAGAATATAAGAAACTGCCTATAGAAAGAATTCCTCAATACTGGACAATACAGGAGGGGGACTACATCTTCCCGAAACATTTTTTTCCGTCCCGTTGGAAATGGGATGAATTTTCTTTTCGCACGGGTACTATTTTGAAGAATTGGGAAGAAATAGAAGGAAGTATTTACTATGGGAAAGACTGGAAATGGGATACATTTAGTTTCAGATATGGGCGTATCAAGCCAAGTAAAGTGAACGATATAGGAACCTATCTCAAGAAAGCCTTTGGGAAATTGATTATAGTGACATCTGTAGCTGACAACACTAAGCGCGGAAGCCCAAGAGTACAACACTGGAAGATAGGGGGCGCATGATGGCTGGAATAAGAATCATAACAGCCCCTAGAGGCATGATTTTTCAGCAGGGAAACAGCGCTGCTCAGTTACAATGGAATCCTGAGTTTGCAAAACAGAGAACTCAGCAGTTTTCCCGGAAACAGCAGTTTGTAGATTCCGAAGTATTGAGGAGATGTAGTCCAAGAGTACCATTCCAAACAGGTATGCTTGATAAATCAGGAACATTAGGGACAGTAGTAGGGTCTGGAGAAGTAAAGTATATTGCTCCATATGCAGCCCACCAGTATTACAACACTAGTCAGGCTCGGCCTTATGATGCCAGACGAGGTGGAAAATGGTTTGAGCGTATGAAAGCGGAAGAAAAAGAGGATATACTGAGAGGCGCTGAGAAGATATAAAGGAGACAATATGGCAGAAACAATTATAGAGGCTGTTGTAGACTATTTTTTAAAATGCCCGTTGTTAAAGGACGGGTATTTCCGCGTAGATGCACTGGATCAGGATGCAGTAGAGTATACAATCGAAACCGGGACATTTGATCCGGTTATTCAAAAGTTTGTAGATGGCAGTTCTATCCGACAGTACCAATTCAACTTTGGATCTCGTGAATATTATTCTATGGACCGATTGCAGAACATGGAAAATATTGCGTTTTATGATAGATTCCAAAGCTGGATCGAAGAACAGAGCCGATCCGGAAACCTGCCAGATCTCCCAGAGGGAATGTACGCAGAGGAACTGCAGGTACTGTCACCAGGGTATATATTTGATATATCCATGCAGAATGCAAGGTATCAGATACCATTGCGATTAATTTATTTTAAGGAGGAAACGAAATGAGAAAAAAAGCAATCCAGAGACATGATATAGCAGACTATCTCAATGTAGGAACGTCTGGAGAACCCAAGTGGGTACTTATGGGGTATGGATTTACCACATTGGATGAAGAGTTTGGAGCACAAAGTGAATCAAGCAAATATATTCACGAACCGTCTGAATATTCTTCCGTGGTAGCTTATACGTCTGTTTTTCCATTTACGACCCACATGATACCAGATGAAGAAGCGGTTAATGCTCTGTATGCAGTCGGTAGAAACCACCTTACTGGCGAAGAAGCAGAATTTGAATACTGCAGAGTAGAATTGTGGGATACAAAAACCGAAGGAAAATTTGCTGCAAGAAAATTTACGGTGTCTGCAGAGATAACTAAGATGTCCGGCGACAATAAACAGGAAGTAAGTGGTAATTTAAATGCAGTTGGAGATCCTGTTAACGGAACGTTTGATACAAAAACTAAGACGTTTACGGCTACACTGTCAGCATAAGGAGGATATATAAATGAGCAAAATGAAATTCAATGAAGTGGAATTGGAACTCGATCTTATGGATGCAGATATTATGGAAAAGTATGAATATGAGATCCAGAAGGTTGTAAGTGATATTCAGGAGACAAATCAGTATAAAGGCAAAACAACTGCTCAAGGTATGCGGTTACAGTGTAGGTATGTTAATGATTTCTTCGACCGGTTGTTTGGAGCAGGCACCGCAAGTAAACTTTTCGAAGGAAGCAATAATATTGAGAAACATATGGAAGCATTTGGCATGGCGACAAATATGGCGAAGCAGGTTAGCGATCGGACCTTTGAGATTATGAATAAATACGGACCACAGCGCATCCAGAATAGAGAGGAGAGGCGTGCTGGCAAACGGAATAATAAGAAGAAGTTTGCTGCACAGCAGAACAGATGGTAAACATTCTGATTGATCGCTTGCCGGAGACTGTAGAAATAGGAGACATGGAATATCCCATAAGAACGGATTTTCGTGTCTCTATTTTGTTCGAACTATTAATGCAGGATGATACCGTACCTGACAGTGAAAAAACAATGCAAGCGATAAGATTATACTATCCAGAACCACCAGAAGATACCATCGGAGCACTTGACAAATTGATTTGGTTCTATGGTTGCGGAAGAGGCAAAGAAAAGGGAGAGAAACAGGAAAACCATTGCGAAGAAGACGAGAATTGGAAAGAAGAACTGGTTTATTCATTTGAGCACGACGATCGTTATATATACGCTGCATTTATGTCTGAGTATGGAATAGATTTACAGGATGTGCAGCATTTGCATTGGTGGAAATTCAGAGCACTGTTTGTTGCTCTGAAAGAGGACTGCGAATTAAAGAAAATCATGGGATACAGAAGCATCCGGATTTCTAGCAGTATGTCGAGCGAACAGAGAGATTTTTATGAAAAAATGAAGTCTGTTTATGCTCTGCCACGTCCTCAGTCAGAACAGGATAAATATGATGCGGTAGTTAGCGCCCTGATGGGAGACGGAAATCTTGAAGGACTGTTGTAGGAGGGCATATGAGAATTAAAAAAGAATGCAAGCGTGTGATATGCCCGAAGTGCGGTTACAGAATGCCATTGGAATATGCCGATGATGCAGAATGCAATGGTGTATTCGTAAAGTGCAAAGGGAGAAATTGCACATATGTTTTTGAATTAAATATTAAAAAGGGCCAACAGAAGATAAAGTAGTGCCATAATGAGCCGATTATCTTTTGCCGTGAAATGAGGTGAAAGAATATTGGGATATGATGGCACTTTAAAATTTGATACATCTGTTGATACTGGCGGCTTTCAGTCTGGCATTAATAAGATAAGCAGTATGGCGGGAAGTGCGCTGAAGACAACCGGAGCCGTAATAGCTGGGGCTGGCACTGCCATTGCAGGACTTGGAGCGGCTGCAATCAAAGTCGGATCTGAGTTTGAAGCAGGAATGAGTAAAGTTCAGGCTATATCGAATGCATCTGCAAGTGATATGGAAAAGCTGACAGAAAAAGCTAAAGAAATGGGAGCCAAAACGAAGTTTTCTGCCGGAGAGAGCGCAGAAGCATTTCAGTACATGGCTATGGCTGGCTGGAAGACGGAGGACATGCTTTCTGGCATTGAAGGTGTTATGAATCTGGCGGCAGCATCCGGTGAGGATCTGGCAACGACTTCTGATATTGTCACTGATGCTCTTACAGCTTTTGGGTTACAGGCTGGAGACTCCGGAAGGTTTGCTGATGTATTGGCAGCGGCTTCCAGTAATGCCAATACCAATGTGGCCATGATGGGTGAAACATTCAAGTATGTAGCCCCAGTTGCAGGTGCATTAGGTTTTTCTGCGGAAGATTGCGCTACAGCCATTGGACTTATGGCCAACAGTGGAATTAAGGCATCTCAGGCAGGTACGAGCTTAAGAAGTATGTTTACCCGTATGGCGAAGCCGACTAAGGACGTACAGGTGGCTATGGATAAACTCAAGTTATCTATAACCAATAGCGATGGAAGCATGAAGGACCTGAACACCATAATGAAGGATCTCAGGAAGGGGTTCAGCGGGCTTACTGAAGATCAGAAAACACAAATGGCCGCAACTATAGGTGGCCAGGAAGCAATGTCAGGATTGCTTGCCATCGTAAATGCATCTGATGAAGATTTCGAAAAACTTTCAGAATCTATATATAATTCCGAGGGCGCAGCTGAAAGAATGGCAGAAACCATGATGGACAATCTGCCAGGAGCCATAGAACAGGCGAGTGGTGCATTAGAGACATTAGGGCTGAGTTTTTATGAAAAGGTTCAAGAACCAGCAAAAGAAGTAATACAAACCATGACATCCATGGTTGACCAAATGAATACGGCGTTTACTGATGATGGATTTGAAGGATTAATTCAGAGTTTTGGTGATAACCTGGCACAACTGTCCCAGATGGCAGTAGAAGCAGCACCGGATCTTGTACAGGCTGGAATCGATCTTGCAACATCTTTTATAAACAGTATTATGGCACATTCAGAAGAGTTTGCTCAAGCAGGAGCCGATTTGGCAGGTACGCTTGCGAGCGGACTTTTTTCTTTTGCGGGAGAATTTTGGAGCGCAGGAGTTGAACTGCTTGCAGAATTCCTTCAAGGGCTGGCGTCAAATTCAGAAGAAATTGGACGTTCTGCGGCAGGAATGGTATCACAGATTAGTGCGGCTATACAGGAAAATCTTCCGACGATAGTGCAGGCAGGAAAAGAAATTATTTCGGGAATCCTTAAGGGGATGGAAGAAGAGTTCCCTGGAATTGCATCTTTGCTAGAAGGTTTCTTTGAGGGATTTGCAGAAACAGCAGAAACATTGGCAGAGCCTGTAGCGGAAGCATTAGCAGAACTTTTCTCATCCATCAACGAAGCTGATCCAGAGACCATGAAATCAGTAGGAGAAGCAATAGGTGTTATCGCAGCTGCTATAACAGGGCTTTCTGTGGCATCAAAAGTGATCGGACCTGTAAAGACACTGTTCTCTGTTCTTGGAACACTAAAAGGTGGTATTTCCGGATTATCTTCTGTAATAGGGAAGGTTGTAGAAGGATTTGCTTTATGGAAAGGTGGAGCCGGTACTCTTAGCGAAGTGATTGCCCTACTGTTCCCGAAGCTTGGATCTATCGTTACACAGATAAGCGGCATAGGATCTGTATTATCTGGAGCTACTATAGCTGTGACGAACTTTGTCGATATGTTTGTGAACGGCTTCAGTTGGGTAAAAGAGGCTCTTATGGTGGTAGGTACGGCTCTTGCGGCTGTGGGAGCGATTATACTTGGAGCACCAGCTGCGGTAGCTGGTGTAGTAGCTGCTATAATAGCTGCGGTCGGAACTCTGATTGTGGTAGTGAAAGAACACTGGGACCAGATTGTAGTATTTTTCCAAGAGGCGTCCGCGAAAGTCGGCGAAATAGTCGGAATCATCGTAGATTGGTTTAAACAGCTTCCAAACCAGATTGGAGAAGCTTTCCAGTTTGTACAGAAAAAGATTGTAGAATGGGGAACATCTGTTGCAAAATGGGTTTCCTCTAATGTCCCGGTTATCATAAGCACTATTGTCAAATTCTTTTCAGAATTGCCAGGGAAAGTCTGGGCATGGTTAAGCAACACATTTCAAAAGCTTGTAGAATGGGGAGCCAATATGCTCCAGAAATCCAGGGAAACAGCATCTGACTGCGTAGCAAAGATTGTAGAATTTTTCTCGCAACTTCCAGGAAAGGTCTGGACGTGGCTGAGCAACACATTTGAAAAGCTTAAGCAGTGGGGAGCCAACATGGCTTCTACGGCAAGAACCAAAGCAGGGGAAGCTGTCCAGAACATATCTACAAAATTCGGAGAATTACCAGGAAAGGTCTGGACATGGCTGAGTAATACGGTTCAAAGGGTTGTGCAGTGGGGAAGAAACCTTGCACAAAAAGGACGTAGCGCAGCGTCTCAGCTTGTAAATGCTGTAGTAAATGGCGTATCCGGTCTTCCGTCAAGGATGTGGAGCATCGGATCAGATATCGTCTCCGGTGTATGGAATGGCATACAGAGTGCTGCTGGCTGGTTCGCAAATAGTGTGTATAATTTCTTCTCTGGTCTGGTAAATAATGCAAAATCAGCACTTGGAATTAATTCTCCGTCTAAAGTATTCGCGGAGGAAGTAGGAGAATGGATTCCTCCCGGAATCGGAAAAGGATTTAAAGACCGTATGCCAGAACTGAGCAGGGATACAGAAAAAGATCTAAAGAGCTATGCAAAGCGAATGAAACAGGCGGTTGATATTGAGACAGGCACTATAAAAGTTGAAAGAAAAAGTAAAGAAACATACAAGATACAGCAGGAAAATGGACAGTCATTTGAAGGAAGCAAAGTAGAAGTGGATATAAGCGGTGAAATACATACGCATGTGGAACTTGACGGAGAAGAAATTGGAAACGCATCCACACAGACCATAGATAGGAACTTTGCGAGAATAGATGAGCATAAGAAGAGAGGTGGTTAATAATGACTGGAGTTGGAGTTACATTTGGAAGCACCCACACATACCGAACGTGGGGCCTGAAACTTAAAGAGGTTACGATAGGCTTTCCGGAAGTGAAAACAAGCTATGTAGACATTCCAGGCAGGAACGGCCAGCTTGATCTTACAGAAGCAACGTTCGGCGGGGTTACCTATGGAAATAGAAAATTGAGATTTGTGTTTGATGCCAGGAACTGTAGTTATGCAGACTGGTCTACTCTTATAAGTGCGATAGCAATGGCTATACATGGTAAACAACTTCAGATCACATTAGATACGGATCCGGGATATTATTATACCGGAAGGTGCAGTATCGATACCGAGAAGACAAATGATGTTCTTGCTGTAGTCGGAATTACATGTAATTGCATGCCATATAAGACAAGCAAGTCAGGAACTGGGGGTGTGCTCTAATGTATACGATTAAAGCTATCGTAGACGGAAAAGAGTATTTATTGCACGATCCGCTTAAAAACCTGTTTACGAAAGATGCTTATTACACAGAAGGGGACAATATAAATGGGCAAGCTGAATTTACAGTTTATCCTGACAATCCGAACTATGGGTATGTAAAGAAGCTCGTAACCGATATTGAGATTTTGAAGGATGGAATGCCGAAATTCTATGGGAGAGTTTTGTATGATAACGAAAGCTTTTCCGGTGCAAAGAAGGTTTTTGTAGAAGGAGAACTCGCCTTTTTCTGTGATAGCATCCAAAGACCAAAGAAATACCAAAATATATCGCTAAGCGGATATTTGCAAGATATTATTGCAAACCACAATTCCCAGGTCGAACAGAGAAAACAGTTCGTGCTTGGGCGTGTTACTGTGCAAGATTCTAATGACAATATCTACAGATACAGTAATTATGAAAATACACGAACTGTGCTCAAGGAAAAACTTGTAGACAGGCTTGGAGGACATTTGGTTGTCCGTCATGAAAATGGACAGAGAATTTTGGACTATCTTGATGATGCGACTTTTTATAAAAGGAACAATCAGAAGATAGAATTTGGAAAGAATTTGCTTGATTTCAGTAAGAATATGGATGCGTCAGACGTTGCCACATGTATTATTCCACTCGGGAAAAAACTTGATCCGGAAGAGCAGGATGAATCCCTTGGAGTTATTAAAGAACAGCGTATTAACATCCGGGATGTAAATGGTGGCGTAGATTACGTGACCGATGACAATGCAGTAAGAGAATATGGAAAGATCTACAAAACAGTCATATTTGACGATATATCCGTACCAGCTACATTGGTATCCAAAGGCAAAGAATGGTTGAAGAGTGTACAGTTTGAAAAACTGGTTCTTGAGGTAAAAGCCATAGATCTGAATCTTACGGATGAAGCATACCAGGCGTTTGAAATTGGAGACATGGTGCAGTGCGTATCGAAACCAAATGGTCTGGATAAAGAAATTCCTCTTACCCAGAAAAAAACATATCTGACTAATTTTGCGAAAAATACGATTACACTTGGAGATGAAACACGAAATAAGACATATACATCATCCAACAGGCAGGAATCTGCTCAAATGGAGCAGGAAATCCAGCAGATACCAAGCAAGTCAGAAATACTGGAAGAGGCACTTAAAAATGCACAGGATCTTATCAATGGGGCATCAAAAGCAGGATATGCTATTCATGAGCCAAATGAATTTATTGTAGCAGATGATAAAGATTACAAGAACAAAGCGCGCAACCTTTGGCGCTGGGGAATGGGAGGATTAGCTCATTACAGCCAGGGCTATTCTGGACCTATTGACGGTATAGCATTGACCATGGATGGAAAGATAAATGGGAAAATGATCCTTGCAAATTCTATCGTTGCACAGTCTATAGACATAGGATACCGGACAGAAGTACAGAATGCCATAACTGATGCAGAGAACTCTGCGAATGAATATACGGACAATAAGCAGAAATTAATGAAAGAGCAGATAGAAACACAGATTTCCAATGCTGAAAATAAGATCGTGTTATCTGCCTCGTCTTTGAAAGAATATGTATCGCGAAAAAATTATGTTGCCAATGGAGAACAGGAAACGCTGTCCATTGGCAGTTTTAATGTATCCGGGACATATTATGCGTCCGTTTCTGTTGCAGAATACCTCCACATGAAATGCATAAAAATCGCTTGGAATACTTCTGGGACAGTATCTTTAATACAGAATCTTGGGAGCCTTGAATCAGGTGATTACACAAATGTCTGCGATGTTGCTTATGAAAGTGGGAAAAGACCATCTTATGTGCAAATTGGATTTTCCGGAAACCAGAGCACTGTTTACCTGGATAGCTTTTCTGCCGGTGAATTCCGTGTTGTAAAGAAGTCAGTAAATATAACACAGGCATCAAAAAGCATAGCGATATCTGCGTATGGAACTGCCGGCACAGTATTGTATATCACAAATATTAGATGCCTCAGAGATATTACAGAGGTAATCGACAGCACAAAGGCAACACTCGTGACCGAAATCAACAAGGTTACTGCAGCTGTAAATACTAAATTTGAGGACTATGCCACACGTACAGAAACAACAAGTTTGATACAGGCTGCAGAAAGCAGAATCAACTTGAATGTGTCCCAGAATTACGCTACAAAAAATCAGCTAAATGGGCTCGTGACAGAATCCCAGATGAATTCAGCCATCCAGTTGTCAGAAAAAAACATTAATATGTCGGTATCGCAGAAATATGCCACAAAAGATCAGGTTAGTGGTCTTGTGACAGAATCAGAAATGAACGCTGCCATAAGGGTTGCGTCAGATAATATTAATTTGTCCGTGTCAAAAAAAGTAGGAAAAGACGAGATTATCTCTGTAATAAACCAGTCGGCGGAAAGTGTAAAAATAAAAGCGAAGTATATTGAGTTGACTGGGAATGTGTCCATATCTTCGCTTACAACAGATGCCCTGAATACCATAAAAGGATACTCTAATCAGGCGCTGGATGATGCAAAGCGGTATACTCTTGACCAGATTGCAAAGATTGAAAAAGATAACAATAATTTGATAAAAGGCGCTGATTTGACTTATGAGGATATATCTAATTACTGGGATACGGCAGGATCCTTAGGATATAGTGTGCAAGATCCGGCAGGTGGGACAAAAGCCATACGTCTATACGGATCTACTTCCGATAATTATATAAGTGCCAGACGGAGCACGAATAAAGTAATAAGTAGCAATGGACGCTATCGTGTATCTGTTTGGTTAAAAAGCAATGCATCCCGTACGGTACAGATATCTTTTAACCGCGTCACATACGATTGTGCAGTTACCACTGCGTGGAAAAAGTTTACATTTATTTGCACAGTGTCGTCTATTGCAGCATCTTACCAGTTGTTTACTATCGGAGGTTTTGGATCAATTGGGTCTGGTGTGTATTTATATGCATATCACCCTGAGGTTGTGTTTGAGTTTACAACAGAGGATTACTTTAATATGCTTACTGGCGGAGGAAGCAGCCAAGGTCTTTATATTTACAACAATAAGTTGTGGCTCAACGGGGAATACCTGAAAGCGAAATCTATATCTGCAGATAAGCTAAATGTAACTGACTTGGCCGCAGTATCTGCCACTATCGGAGGGTGGAAAATCAGCAGTACTTATCTTTACAGCACAAAAGACGACATCCGTCTGTATGCTGATGGGCGTATCAGAATTGGAAATGCATATTTGTCCAGTAGCAGCAAGGAGCTTACTGTAAAATATGGAATGCGCGTATACAATGATCCAAGCCAGTTTAGTGATGGGACAGGGTATATTAAGTTTTACAATTTATACCATGTGTCGAGTGGAGGGCATTTGGTATTCGATAAAGATGGGGTTACATTAGCATATCTATCTAGTTCCTCCAAGCGCTACAAAGACCATGTAGGCGACATGACTGTACCGGACGCGGAAAAAGTACTGGATATCCCGGTAGTGTGGTTCAAATACAAAGACGGTTACTTAAGGCATGATGATATTCTGGTAGGCAAAGCAATTCCAGGATTCTATGCGGAAGATGTAGAAAAATATTTTCCGGTGGCAGCGCAGAAAAATGAGGACGGATTAGTTGAAGACTGGAACTATCGAATGCTGATACCGGCAATGATGAAACTCATTCAGGAGCTATATAAGAGAACAGGAGGAATTACAAAATGAGCAGCTTAGCTTGTATTTTGGAAAGTGTTAAAAGAGATATTAACGTATCAATTAATCAGATTATCCAGGCATCTGGGATGCCTGGATATCTCTTGGAAGGAATCATAGAGGGTGTGCTTGCGGATGTGCGGGCGCAGAAAAACGCGGAACTGCAGCTCGAACTTCAAAACGCGATCAAAGAACTTGAAGAGTTAAAAGGAAAAGAAGGGGCTGAAAAGGATGCGGAAGGATCATTAGGAAATAAAGAAAAAGAAAATCTTGAGATACCAGAAAAGGCAGGTGAGTAAATGGCTGATATATCTATTGAAATACAGGCATTAAAAGAAGCTGAGTACGGTGAAGAGGTACGAGGCGCTTTTGTGTCATGCATGGAAAAAATTAATCAGGTATCGGAAGATACAGAAAAGAAAGAAGAACTCAGGGTTGATGCAGAATCTAAACGTGAAGAGGCGGAAGAAAATAGGAGGATTGCCGAAAGCTTAAGGGCAGAAGCGGAAGAAGCCAGAAGGTCAGCAGAATCAAATAGAGACAGTGCAGAGACCAATAGGCATAATGCCGAAACTGAAAGAATCAACAAAGAAGCAGACAGGGAATCGGCGGAGTCTTCAAGGAGTGCTGCAGAGAAATCCAGGGATGCAAGAGAAGGACAGCGAAATACTGCGGAAAATCTTAGAGCAGAAGCAGAATCAAAGAGAACATCGGAAGAAATAGCCAGAAAAGAATCGGAATCTGAACGTAAGCAATCAGAATCTGAGAGGGTAAACGCTGAATTAGAAAGAAAAAAATCAGAGTCTCAAAGAGCAACTGCTGAAAATTCCAGGAATCTGGCCGAACTGAAAAGGGGGACAAATGAAAGCAGCCGTATTCAATCTGAAAATGAAAGGGCGAATAATGAAAGTGCAAGATTAGAGTCAGAAAATGCAAGGAATTCATCAGAAAATGCAAGGAACTTGGCTGAACAGAAAAGAGAGTCCAATGAGGAAGATCGTAATTCTTCTGAGAGTTCAAGAGAAGCAGCGGAGTCTGTGAGAAGCAGAGCAGAAGAATCCAGAATAAATTCAGAAACAGCCAGAACAGAAGCAGAAAAAAACAGAGTAATTGCTGAAACGGCAAGAAACAACTCTGAAACGGCAAGAGCATCTGCAGAAAAAAATAGGGAGTTTTCTGAAAGTGAAAGAAAAAATGCAGAGCAGACGAGATCAGAAGCAGAGTCCTCAAGAAATACCGCAGAAGAAAAAAGAGTGAATAATGAGTCTTTGAGAGAGTCTGCAGAAGAAAAAAGAGAAGCGGCAGAAAAGAAGCGCACAGAATCCAGTGCTACAGCTGTAAAGAATGCGAATGATGCAGCTGCAGCGGTGCTTGCACAGGTGAACCAGCTGACATTTGCACTCAATGCGGAAGATGGAGGACTGGATATAACCTATACGTCTCCGGAAGAACAGCAGACAATATAAAATCGAGTAGGAGGAAGAAAATGAAAGAAACAGTAAACATACCGCGCGAAAGCACTATGCAGGAGATTTCACAGACTCTCCAGGTGTTGGCATTTTCCCAAGCGGCAAAACTGGAAAATGTGTCAACATGGAGCCAGTTAAGCGGGCTTTCAAAAAATGGCTATCTGCAGAAAATATTTGATTACGGTGATCAGATCATCGAAAAATGGACCGACACAGCGGCAAGTAAAGAGTATGAATTTCCATGGCAGATTACACATTTTGAAAATGTGGAGTTAGAAGACGGTGAAGTTGTGCCAGGTACTTTTTTGGAAGCTCATTATACAACACCATTCGGGTTACAGTTTAGTAATCGCGCTTTCCTGCGTTGTCCAGATGGACTTACAGCAGGAACTTACAATGTTACTTTAGGTGCAACCTGGGGAAGCAAGGATGCACAAAAAGGGACAACATGGCAGTTTACGCTTACTCAGGATGTACCGGCAGGCGGATCGGTAGCTGGCTTTACGCAGATGCCTGATCTTGCGGCGACTACATGGAAAGCTACATCCTATGCTGCAGATGGAATCACAAAAATTGAAACTGTTCCGATTACATCTGGATCCGGCGGAACGTCATTAGGAACTATGGACTATTCAGCCAGAAGTGGAAATCTTAATTCCATGCAGGAAACCGGATACGGTTGTAACCGATGGAAAAATTCTGCCGCTCGACAGTGGCTTAATTCTACACAGCCAAAAGGACGGTGGTGGGCCAAACAGGATGATTGGGATATTGCTCCGGATCAGTTGGCTACGAAAGATGGTTTCCTTTGCGGAATGCCATCGGATATGCTCGCTGCATTAAAGACAGTAAAAGTTACCACTCTTGCCAATACCGTTAATGACGGCGGTGTAACAGATATCACGTACGATCGAGTGTTCCTGGCTTCTATGTCACAGATGAATGTAAATATGAGCAAAGAAGAAGGGGCGGTTCACGAATATTGGCAGAGACGTACGAAATCCAAAACTCCTATTGAACCGTGGAAGACATACCCGGAAATGATAAGATATTCGGCTGCCAACCACAGCTCACCTCAGTATGTGTTTTCTCGTTCAGCTTACCGCAGCAGTGCTAACTACGTTATGGTTGTGGGCAGCAGTGGCAACGTCCCCAACACGAGCGCATGGAATGCGAATACTTACGCCCCGCTTGTCGTAATATAATCAATCATCAAAAATCCCTGCACCCACGGATGCAGGGATAGAAAGGAACATAAATGGCAGTTAAAGTAGGAGAAAGGAATGTGCCGGATACTCCACAGAATAGACAGCTTGATGCAGTGTGGTATGCAAGGGAACTTGCCCTGTATACAATCAAGATTTGTCAAAACAAAAACATATTCCTTCCGGAATACCAATCTTCATTAACGGACGATATTGTCAGGACAGCAAAGGATATTTATATAAATTCGTGGACTGCGAACAATATCCGTGTATCCGGAAAGAACAGCAATGAGCTGTTGGAATGGAGAAGCAGATTGCAACGTCAGGCTATATTGGATTGCAACAATCTGCTTGCTTTGATCGGTCTTGCGCGGCCGCTGTTCCATCTCAAGGGAAAGAAGGTAAAATACTGGTCGGAGCAAACCTTAAAAGCAAGAAACTATATTAAAAAATGGAGGGAATCTGATATAGGCAGATACCAATAAATATTATGGGATGTAGGCTAACACCTCAGAATGTGTTTTCTCGTTCAGCTAACCGCAGCAATGCTAACAACGTTATGAATGTGAACAGCAGTGGCAACGTCAACAACACGAACGCATGGAATGCGAATACTTACGCCCCGATTGTCTTCCCAAAGGCATTATGGTTATTGCATAGCAATAATTGCCCTGAAGATATAGACAAGGAGCCGAAATCCCTGGCATAGCCTAAACAATACCGCGGATAATCGAAAGAGACAGTACGTGACTTATAATAAGCCTGACAGTACTGAGAAACTGCGGAAAAACGAAAAAATGAAAGAACATATAACAGATTTTGATAGTTTGTACGAATCAATGACAAAGTGCAAGAAAGGTGTATCTTGGAAACCTTCGGTGAAATCTTTTGTCCTGAATGCGGAGGAAAATATACTTCGAATGGAGAAACAGCTACAAAATGGAACTTGGAAAAATGGGAAACCTAAAAAGGTACTGATTACATATCCAAAACGCCGGGAAGCACTGAGTATACCATTTAAGGACAGGATATATCAAAGAAGTATTAATGATTATTCGCTTTATCCGCAAATGACAAAAGGATTTATCTATGCAAACTGCGCTTGCCAGAGTGGCAAAGGAACTGATTTTGCCAGAAAATTGGTGAAAAAATATTTGTGGAACTACTTCTGCCGAAATGGATTAGATGGATGGGTGGTACAGGTAGATATCCATGGGTATTACTTAAATATGCAACATAAAGATGCAGAATCACAGATTCAAGAGCGCACAGATAAAGACACTGCCGAAATGTCATGCGGTGTTCTGAGAGATCAGTATGCAGGAGACAGCGGATACAATCCCGGGTCACAAATGGTGCAGATTGTTGGGATATCGTTGCTGGACCCAGTAGACCACTATGTCAAAGAAAAGTTACATGTAAAGAGATACATTCGGTATATGGATGATTTTTGGGCGCTTGTTGAGAGCAAGGAATGCGCAGAAGAACTTTTGGCTAATATAACAGTTAAGTTGAAAGAGTATGGCTTGGAGGCGAATAAAAAGAAGTCTCACATAATTCCGCTTGATAAGGGTTTTATGTTTCTTGGATTTCAATATCGCCTCACGGAAACCGGGAAAGTTATAATGACTCTGGATCCGGATAGCGTAAAGCATGAAAGAAAGACACTTGCCCGGATGGAAAGTAAAGTCCGTAAAGGTGAATTAAAGCCAGAAAAAGTGGACGAGCACCACGAATCCTGGGAAAACAATGCAAGCAAAGGAAATTCGTACAAAATGCTGAAAAGAACCAAACAATACTTGAAACAGTTAAGAAAGGGTGAAAGAAATGAAAATAAGAAAAATGACGCAGACTCCGGCAGAAGTAGCAGAGGATGAGAACTGCAAAGCTACTGTTGAAAAGCAGAAGGAAAAAATTGAAAACCAGAATGTTTTGATTCAGTATCTCGCAGCAATGACGGACGTCTATATTCCGGAAGAAACAGAAGAAGAGGAGGAAAATCATGTACAAAATATTGATGAAAATGAAGGAAATCTACAGTAGAGAAGAATGGATGAAGATGGTTGAACAGGCCAAAGAGCGGAAAAAGATTACGCAGGAAGAATATGAAAGCCTGGTTAAAGAATGACAACGATGCAGATTATGGCGAAGTTATGGTCGCATATCACAGATTTGCGCCTATATGTAAGGGGCAAAAGTAGTAAAACTCTGGCAGAGATTGAAAAAGACATAGCGACAACAGAATGTTATTGCAGTGTATATATGGAACAGGAGGGATGCTGCGATGAGGATTAGAGCAGAACCGGAACAGCATTAAAATTTGAAAAATATAATATGAGGTGGTGACAATGGAGTCATTTGTAAAAGTTTTTGGCAACATAACAGTTGACAAGATAGCATTGCTTATAGCAGCTATCTTTTTTTTATGGAAAATCTACAAAAAAGTAGAGGACTATTTTTCTAAACGCGCCTTGTCCGAAGCAGAGAGGGAGAAAAAAATACAGGATATCTTAGATCAGGCTCAGATGTATCCGAAATGGCATGAGCAGAGTATCCAGTATCAGAAAAAATATGCAGAGGAAATTGACAGTCTGAGGGAGACACAAAAGGAGATAATCACAAAACTGGATGATGCTGAGAAAAAAAGAAAAAAGACGAAAAGAAACGAGTTGCGTGACAGGCTTCTCCAAATTTACCGTTATTACACCAGTAAAGAGAAGAATCCATTATTGGCATGGTCAGAGATGGAGTCGGACGCTTTCTGGAAAATGTTTGGCGATTATGAAGAAGCTGGCGGAGATGGAGATATGCATACTACCGTACAGCCGGCAATGAGACTGCTAAATGTGATTCCTATGCATGAGCAAGATAGAATCGCTGAGCTTATGCAGAGTCGGAAATAACATAAGCAGTAAAAAGGTTTTTAACGGCTTTTCTGCATTTAGGCAAACAAATCCTCACACGAGGGAATACAAACCAATCCAGAACCTATACGGAGTTCACAGGGCTATTATAGAGCCACAGAAAGGAGATAATATGGAGTTATTAGAAATTTTAAAACAGGTACCTGCACCGGTATTATTAATTGCAGTGCTGGTCATTTTGGCAGCGACAGTGGTGATTGTATTTCAGTATCTGAAACAGAAAGGGTTAGACGGCATCCGGGCGGATGTGTACCAGCTGATCCTGAAAGCTGAACATATGTACCATGAATCCGGAACCGGCAAACAGAAATTTGAATGGGTTATTCAGCAGGCCAGAGGATTGCTGCCAAAGTGGCTCCAGGTCTTCGTAACAGAAAAAGCGCTTAAAGAGATTGTCCAGAACTGGTTTGATGGAATTAAAGATTTATTAGATGATGGTAAAATCAACCAGTCTCAGAAATGATGCAAGAGGGGTTTCGGTCCCTCTTGTATGAAGAAAGGAGAACAAATGAACAGTAAAAACATTGACGTTTTGAGAAAAATTTTGTATGCAGTAGAAACCGGCGGTCAGGTCTACGGCAGGCAGAGATATGATGTTTTTATCGGCGCTGGAGCAAACACGCCGAATGAAAAGGCAATCACAATCGGAGCCGGACAGTGGTATGCAGGGGAGGCAAAGCGGCTTTTGCTGGAAATCCAGAGAGTAGACCCGGTAAGATTTGGAATACTTGATACGCAGGGAATTGCAGACGATCTTAAAAATAAAGATTGGTCCAGATATGCGATTTCTCCGACATCTGCAAAGGCAAAGTGCATTGTAAGTATTATCTCTTCATCTACTGGAATCCGGTGCCAGGACTGGCTCATGGAGACTCAGATCAAAGAGTATGCGGAGAGTATTACCAAGACTTATGGTGCCATGCCGGACACCGCCCTGATGGAATGTATTAATATTATCCATCAGGGCGGATCCGCGGCTTTGAAGAGGATCCTAGGAAAGACGTCAAAGCCTTACACAGCTGAGAGGATTTATACAGCCCTCTGTACGGACCCGGCAGATAAGAGCAACAATAATCAGGTAGGGGATTACACAGGAAGGCAGAAAAAAGTTATCGAAATGATCCGGATGTACGCAGAAGATAAGGAGGTAGCAGATATGAGCCTGTGGAATAAAACGAAAGAGCTATTGGACAATCAGGTGGGATACCTGGAAAAACGCAGCAACGCAAATCTGGACAGTAAAACCGCCAATGCCGGATACGGGAATTACACGAAATATTCCCGGGACGTAAATAATATGGGGCTGATGGGATGCCAGGGACAGCCTTGGTGTGCGACATATCAGTTCTGGACCTGCGCAAAAATTTTCGGAAAGGCGAAAGCCCTTGAAATCATGGGCGGCGGTTTTTACAACTGCAATAGCGTAAAAGCTCATGCAAAAGCCAAAGGCACATGGCACAGCACACCGAAGCAGGGAGCACTGGTTATCTTTCGTGATGGAGCACATATTGGCCGGGTTATCCGGATTGCGAATGGCCGGATCTACACAAATGAGGGAAATACATCTTCCGGCGGCTTGAATAATGTAGAAGCAAACGGCGGCTGTGTTGCAGAAAAAGTCTATACGGTTGGAAATAATCAGATTGATGGCTATGTATGGGTTGATTATGGAGCAGAAACGGAATCCGGAACTGAGGGTAAGCCGTGGAAGGCAACTGGAACAGCTACAGCTACAGTAGACAATCTTTTTGTCCGCACCGAACCAAACGGTGAGGTGATCGGAGAGCTGATGAAAGGCAACCGGTTCGAGATCAATGGAATCAAGGACGGATCCTGGATGCAGGTTAAGGTTGCTGGTATTGGTGTGGGTTATGTATGGACCGACTACATCCAGGCAGACGGTACTCCGTCCACAAAACCGCCGAAACAGGAAATTGCCAATAAGCAGGATAAAACGGAACGGCTTTATGTTGGAAAAGTTACAGCCAATATCCTTAATGTTCGCACATGGGCGGGTACGGAATATCCACAGATTAAATCCTATCCAACACTTGAAAAAGGAAATTTAGTGGACGTAATGAACTTTACCCAGACAGCTGTAGACGGTGGCCAGTGGTACTACATTCGAATTGCCGGAAAATACTATGGGTTTGTCAGCGCTCAGTACATTGTAAAAAAATGATAATGATGATTTTAATGGTGCTTATTTTGTGTGTCATCATCGTAAGCCTGTTGCTGGCATTGCTTGCTGGTGGGCCGAAGCTTGACAAAGATCAGAAAAGCGAGGATGAAGCACAGATGCGTTTTTTGAAAAACTGGGAAAGAAGTAGAAAGAAGAAATAGCCTTTTAAGGTTGTTGGTAAAGCAAGGAAATATATCACACGCCCTGGTCCTTCGGGACTGGGGCATTTTTTATTGCAAAATGCGGAGCAAGTTAGAGGTAAAAATCAATATACAAAATAACCAAAATTTCAATGCTATTTTTGACGAAATGTGCCTGAGCAACGATAGAGAATTTTTCAATACTTAATATGCCTAAAAGCCAAAATCTGGTATAGAAGCGTGTACGAGCGTATAGAGCTATTCAATTTTAGAAGAGTTGGTATGGAAAAAAATCGAAGAATTGTGATATGGTGTAGATGCGGCCGAACCTCCAGCAGAAAGGATGAGTAGGCAGCACAACAGCATAAGGCATAAGCCACCTACATAAACGGAATAGAAAACCCCGGAAGTCTGGTACACCTCCGGGGTTTTCGTTTGATGGACTATAGCACTAATCCTTAGCTGTTTTCAGTATATGCGTATCAAACAGAAAAGTCAACCAGTAATTTTACCGTTTGCAAAATCGAGTTTTCCACATTGTCCACACTCAGTTGAGGATAAGATACAAATGCGCAAAGCCTTATAAATAAAGGAAAATCTTCATATTATAATAAAAAACGTGTGACATTGTCCCATCAATGTCACGAAACCGTCACGTCACTATTACTCTATATCTATTTCTGTATCTAAATCTTTTTCTATCTTTTTCTTTTATTCTCACTATTAACTATCGAATATTGTAGTTGCGAAAATAATTTGCATAAAAAGAGCAAAACTATTGACAAATACGCAAATGCGAGTTATAATATATACATAATCAAACAAAACACAAGAACCAAACAGGTAGGTGTTATTTTTTTACCCAAACAGTTCGCAGGTGCGAGATTGATTAAATAATCCGAGAGGAGGACACCAGTTGGCAAAAAGAAAGAAACCGGAAGACAAAGAAAAAGAACTGCTTGAGAAACGACTTCTTAGAATCCAGTTTTATGAAAGTGTGACAGCTATCATAACAGCCATAGTAACGATGTTTTTAGCAATCATTACGGCAGTCTCAAATTGGATTAAGTAAATCGAACCAAACAGTTCCTTGGTAGCAGGGGAGCGGTAACTCCCCTTGGCTATCAAGTCTACCATATAGGAGGACAGAAAGCAATGAAAAAGCTGAGAAGATTTTTGACAGTGTTGCTGTTTATCAATTTTTCATGGGGGATGGCAACCGGGATGGAGCCATTAAACTTCTGGTTGGTAATGGCAAATGGCACAGCAGTAATCGTTCTGGCAGTAGAAGAGATGGATGAGAAAAGATGGAGGTAATCATATGAAATACAAAAATTCTGGAGATAACAGATACAGAGTTCAGTTTATGAGATCTACAGAGGAGCTTATGGATCAGCTTACAGTTAAAGAGTTCATCTCTTAACTGGAAGAAAACGCTGAGTTTGAAGATTATACAGTAGAGTACATTGATGGTAGATGCGTTAATTGTAAAGCCTATGATCTGAAAGAGGAGAACAGTAATCTCCACAAAGAATTTTTAGTGACAGAGGACGGCAGAGTATTTTATTGGAGATCATTGAACTGCAAGGTTGAGTTAGTAGATAGAGAAATCGAAAGGGGAAAAGACATGATGAAAGCAAAGAAATCACCTACAATTCTGGTGCCATGGGAAAGTTGGTTGTACCTGGAGGAAAGAAGTTACGAAGAAAGATGTGGCAGAAAACATACTGAGAAGAGCTTGGAAAGAATGAAAAGAAATTTTGATAGCTTAGCTCATTATAAAGGGATGAAGCAGTTAATGGATAAGGATTTTGGCGGAGCTATAGGAAAACCAGAAAATTCATGGGAAGAACACCGTTGGACAAGTTGGAGCTGCGAGGATATGAAAAAGATGTTAGATGAAGTTGGGCTTCCATGGAAACCGGGAGAAGAAGTCGAATACATTTCGGTTAGCATTTGAAGTTGAGAGAGGTGAAGAGGATGTCAGCTACATACAAAACACAGATCAAAAATGCACAGAGTTCGTTTGAGCTCAGCTGCATTTGGGAGGATATCAGAAATGCTTTCTGGATTAAGAAAACACTCAGCAGAGAGACGTATGACAAGAGAGGAGCAGAGATTGTCGCTAAAAGAAAAGAAATTTCAAAGAAACACTAGAGGAGAACAGGCATGATGGAAAGACCAGAATTTTTAAATACTGTTACCATCGGTGATACAAGAAGAAAATACAGAGAAAATCAGAAATCACTTGACAATATGATGCTCCTGGTTTCCTCCGGAACCATCCAGGAAGTATTTAACGGAGATAACGAATGGGTTTTCAATCAGGTAATGACAGAGACTATTCTCCAGCAGGAATACATCAGAGAGCGGGAAAGAGCTAACTGGGGATGGAATAGAGGAGTTGTTGATTTCAGCAAGCAGGGAAGCTGCATTTTATAGAGAGGATGAAAAGATGGCTTTACAGAGAAATTATTACCGGGATCGATGGAATGAAAAGAAGGTATGGGAAGTTGTAAAACTGGTTGGTGGCTATTATCTCCGGCAGTATATCAGTGGCCAGCAGGTAGGAAGGGGAATGAAGACATCGAAGAAATTTATCAAGAGCATCGGTGTTTTTGAATTTGAAGAAGTAGGAGGAATTGCAGGATGAAATGGGATGTTAAACACGACAGAGCAAAGAAGGTAATTGATCGGTTCCTGGATAACGCAGGATACTGGCAGGAGTCAGAAGACCTGGTTGCAGGCCTGACGGATGAAGAAAAGGAACTGGTAAATGCGGAAGTTGAGCTGATGATAGCATCCATCAGAAAGCGTTACAAATTACAGGAGCGTTTGCCAGAGCAGGCAGCTGAAGCAGAAAAGACAGCAGAGAAAGCAGTAGAGAAACCAGTAGAAGAACCGGTTAAAAAGCCAAGAGCAAGAAAGCCGAAGACAGAGAATGTGACAGAAGAGAAGCCGGCGGCAAAGAGAACAAGAACCAAAAAAACAGAAAAGGAGAAAGCTAAAGGTCATGGGGAAAATGATTAATTGGAGCATGAAGGACACTAATGGTTGCGTACAGAGAGGGCAGATGCCCCTCTCTCAGCTTCCTGGAATCCTTCGAGATTTTGAGAATAGCGCAGCGGAAACGCTGAGAAGAACCGGAGCAGACCATGTGCTTTATGCAGTGAAGATTTACAACACAGAGGATGAGCTGACAGCGGTGCAGTTTTATATGAATCCGATGTCAGACGAGGAATTTTCAAAGGTGGCCGGCAAGGGACGAGGAACTATGGTATATGCACTGCATAGCAGAAAGGTAAAGGTGGCAGGATGAAAAAGAAAATTGAAGAGTTGTTTCGACTGGCAATGAAAGCTCAGGAGAAAACAAGTGCATACGTATCATTCGAGACATCAAATCACGGATGGGGATGTGTGGTAATGATTATGGATGATGGCTTCGAGGTAAAACATGGGTATGATGGCTGGTACGAAATGGATATGTTTTATCCGGATGAAAAATCAGAGGAACAGTACCAGAAAGCAAAAGAACATTTAATCAGATTACTTAGAAAAAAGAGAAAGGTGGCAACAGCATGAATACGGTAGCAAAGCTGACACAGAAGCAGATTGAAAAACTTGCAGTGGAGATCCGGACGTTTCTTCTGGAACACGATATGTGGGTGGACACTCAGATTTATTTCAATGGAAAATGCTTCGACACACACGACAAGGAGACAGGCGAATTCTATTACAATGATCCGGAACATCTGGTTGTGAGAGAAAACGAGGACCCAAGAAGATATTTTGAGAATGTGGCAGAAGATCATATCCTCAGCATGGCTTTTGAAGGCACCGTTTGTCATATGCTCTGGTATGGTACAAACCCAGGAATCAAGAAAAAGTTTGACAGAATCTTTGAGAAGAGAGGACTTTATTACGAGTTCGGGGACCATTGGAATTTTACTTGTTATTACATAGGAGAGTGAGAAGATGGCATATTCAGATATTCAGCAGACAGAGTTTAATAGAGCAACGGAAAATCTGATTGAGATTACATGGACATATGTTAACCTGCAGAAAGAATTTCCAAAGCTGAGCGAAACAGACAGCATGGGTTGGAAGCAAATGTTTGTGGTTTGGGCCAATGAGTTTGAAGAAAACTACGGGCGAACCGATTGGGATGAGTCGGAGAAAACATACCAGGAAGCCATTGAAGAATTTGCAAAGGAGAAGATTTTTCAATGGGTAGGAATCAGGAAGTACATCTGCATAGGCCGACACATCGAAGGAATAACGCTGAACCCTTATGAGTGGTTGATGGAAAAAGGCCGGAAGGTAAAGCTGTTTGAAAACGAGATAGAAGCAAAGGCATATTTGAGAACTAATGGCTATAGCGATGAAGACTTGGAATTTTTAAAATTTGAGGAGGTTTGGTGCTGATATGGTAGAGAGAATTGAGGACACCTGCATTAGAATCCGTTCAGAAATGAATGAGTGGATGGACTGCATTTTCATTGTGAGCGAAGAAGATGCTGCGAGAGCAGAGAAAGTTCTGCAGGAAGCATGGGATAGTTACTGGGAAGACGGAGATGGTTGGTGCTATGGAAACTATCTGGAAGATAAGTTGATTAATGCTGGCATTGCATTTGATTCATACTATGCAGATTCGGAGGATTAAATATGCAGAGCAAGAAAATGCTTCTGATCGGAAGCTATTCACCGGAAAGAGGTAATGAGCCAGAGATAATCGACCGAGATTATTACCGGCAAGGATGGATATTCAAGGATGAAGATGCTTTTAAGAACAGGCCGGACGATGTTTGCTACATCCCGGAATTGTCGGACGAAAAGTATACGAGGAACGACATACTGAAAATACTTGTCGAGGACGAAGAACTGGCAAAGACAATGTTTGAGGAACTGGATTGGCAGCATCCAGAAAGCCTGTTGGAAGATTGGAAAGCAAATGACGAAATTGCTTGGTGTCCGCATTGCGTAGGATATGTTCAGACCTATGATGAAGAGATTGAAAAGTGCCCAGTATGCGGCACAAAATTGGAGGATTGAGATGGAAGAAAAGAAAATTGTTGAGACGTTGTTCGTGAGAAAATCAGTCGATGTGTCGAAACAGGATATAGACGATATTCTTTGCACTGCATTTGAAGGAGGAATCACTTATTGGTGCGACAGCGTAAGAGTCGTTGGTAATTACCTTGGAAAACATGCAAGCGATCAAATCAGTAGAGGCGGAAAACTGAAATTTCATGTGGAAGAACCGTTCGACAATGAAGAAACAGAATGGTACGAAATGGATCAGGAAAAGTTTCTGCACGGATTACAGGAGTGGCTGAACTGTTCAAGAAACAGCAGTTCTTGCTTATACGAGAACGAGATTGACTGCAGTCAGATTGACGCACCGATGGCGGACGAAATCATCCAGTACGCTTTGTTTGATGAAATTATTTATGGTTAAAGAGGGGAGAAAAAATGAGTAAAGGAATTGTTACACAGCATGAAACGATCTGTTTCATTTGTGGCCGGCAGGCAGAAGCAGAACATCACTTGATTTTTGGAACAGCAGGAAGAGAAAGATGGATTGAAAGTTCCGGTATGTAACAACTGTCATAATATGGGCCAGAAGCTGTGCCGGATTCACGAAAATCCTATGGCAGAGAGAATGTCAAAGATAATTGGCCAGCTGGCATGGGAAAGAGAGTGGATGCTCCAGAATACAGTTGCTATCAATAACAAAGGACAGATGGAAAAGGTAGAAAGAAATGCTGTCAGATCACAATTTATGAAAAGATATGGTAGATCGTATCTGTAGGCAAGATTATGGGAGTTTTGCCGGTGTCGCTATTTTTATTATACGATGGAGAAAGAAAGTGAGGTAGAGAGATGGTAAAAGAGTATTGTGATAGATGCAAAACGGAGATTGATCCACACAATAGAATCTCAAAGAAAGTAGTGAAGATTACTATTCCGAGTTCGCATAGCTGGGACGGGCACACAAGATCAGTTACATTATGTCCGGAATGCTTCAGTAAAATGGGAATCCAGGAAACAGTAAAAAGTATTGGTTACAGTGACAAGGATGAGAAAGAGCCAACAGCTGTAGACAAACTTATGGATATTATCAGAGAGCTGGTAAATGATTGCATGGAGGAAAGAGGAGAATGAACGATCAGGAAATTTTGGAAGCATTGAAGAAATCAGTAGCAATGCCGCCGGTCCTCTGTATGAACCAAAGAAGTGTTATATTTGTTGATTACGCAGACAGGCATGGAGAGGCAAAGACACAGGTAAATAATTGGTTCCGTTGTCCTTGCTGCAGCAGCATTGTAGGGGAGAGAAGAATTGTACGTGAAAGAATCATCGATCAGAGAAAGAAGCCATACTGCGAGAAATGCGGACAGAAGATGAAATGGACTGCAGGAATGGAAGAAGAGAGAAAACTTATTACTGTAAATGCTCCAGATATGGAGTATACAGTGCTGGCAAAGCAAATTACTGGTGAAAGATATGTACACATCGGAGGAGTGTTCGGAAATGAACTACTCTGCAGAAAACGATTCGAGGAAAAGGTGAGAAACCGAGAGATTTTCCATGGTGTTGATATAAGCACCGCAGTGCTTGCGAAGAGAGAAAAAATGACACTGACAGAAGAATGGGAGGTTGTGGGGAATGTTGCTCTGGAGATGTAAGAAGTGCGGATCTGGGATTGCATTATGGGAAAGACGAGGAATATTGTCTTCGGTGCAAGGAAGTAGACAGCATTGCGACAGTTAGTTTTTTCGACTGCTTCAACAGTCAGGAATTAGAAAAGCTGTGGCAAATCTTTGGAGAAATCCCCATTGACGATGAAGATGCAATTCTGGAAGAATTCTTGGGATTTTCAGAAGGAACGGACAGAATAGAAATCTGGCACTGGTTTGATGAGAATTATCCGGAAGGTGTAGCCGCCTTGATGAATGGAGGAAGACGTGGTAATTGAAAGAAGTATAATAAGAAAAGTCGGAGAGTACAACAATATTGCTATCTGTGATGAGAGAACAGTGAAAATCGAGTTGACAGAGGCAGAGATTGAAGAAGCGTACCGGATCAGGGAAAGAGAATACCTAGAAGAGGATATAAAGAATGCTATTGAAGAGTTCTGCGATTATTGGGGGATTCCTAAAGGTATTGCTGGAGGCTTAAATGAAAATCCGGATATTATCTGCAAGATTGCAAGTTTGTATGAAAAGAATCAGGACACAAATGTAGCTTCTGCTGATACGATGAAAGAAGCGGTAAAACAGGTTTTGAAAAAGGAAGGAGTTTGGAAATGAGCAGGGTAGTTTATCCGGCGAGGGAAACTGTAACGGAGATCAGAGGCGAAGATGCGGCAGAGATCATCAATAAAATGATGGAGAAGGAAGGAATGACGCAGATCCAGCTGGCTCAGAAAATGGGAATCACCAGACAGAGAGTGAGCAGATTGATTTCTGGGAATATGAGATATGAGAATTTCGCGAGGATTGTCAATGCTGCTGGGTATGATGTGAAAATCGAAAAACGCAAGTGCGAGAAAAAATCGAAATAATAGAGCAAAACTATTGACAAATACGCAAGTGCGAGTTATAATATATACATAATCAAACAACAAATAAAACATCTTGGAGGTAGAGATTATGTATAGCATGAATGATTACAAAGCTGCATTGGCAGAAAGAGAAGAAAAAGATTTCGGTTCACAGTCATGGAACTATGCGTAGGCAAAAGTGCAGGCTATCGCAGCAATCTTAGTTGCAACAGGAAACGAAGAAATGGTAGCTGAAATTGTAGAAGAATTGCACAGCATGAATGACAGCGGTTTTAGCTTTTTAGATCCGGCAGTGCAGTATGATTTATGGCTTCTGGAAAGAAATGGATACGAAGAGAAAAGGAAAGAATTTACTAAGCTTGGCTGGTAGGTATTATTTTTTTACCTATACAGCTCGCAAGTGCGAGAGTTGTAAAAGAAAAAATCGCATTTGCAGAAAGGAGTATGAATGAGCTATCAGAGAAAGACAAAGGATCGGTGGGACATAATGACAAACTGGGGATATGGTTGGGAATGTGAGAACAGCGAATATACCAGAGCAGATGCAAAGAGAAGCCTCAGAGAGTACCGAGAGAATCTTGCAGGAAGAGCTGATGTGAGAATGGAAAAGCACAGAGAGCCGATCACAGCATAATTTTAGGAGGAATATAGCATGGCATTATTAGAGGTTAAGACAAGTTACGCAACATATACAGATTGTACATTAAGAGTAGGACGGTATCAGATGGATGGCAGTATCGCAGTTGAAATCTTCAGCAGAAGAGAGGGACCAGTTGCAAGAATTACCGTTTGTCTGTGCGATTCAGCATTAGCAGAAAATGAAGCATACGTGGATACAAATAATTGCCCTTGGGTAGTGGATTTCTTAGAGGCGAAAGGGCTGGCAAAATCGACTGGAAGAACGAGACGTAGCGGATATTGTGTTTATCCATCAATGAAATTCGACAGAGAGAAAATGGCAGAGTTTGAGGGAGGGTGCTGAAATGGAAAGATTATATTGCACAATCAACGAAGAACAGGCCAGAATCGCACACGATATGATGTCTATGAGCGATTATAAGGTAGGTAGCAAGACAAAAGAATACAGAGGATATGTCGATAAAGCCTATGACTTTGCAGAGAAAGTTGCAGAAGCAAGACCGAGAGAAACGGATAGAGTTGAAGCATTGGCAAAGAGATATTCAAAGAGAATGGCCGAGTACATGAACCGTGAGAGTAATATCGGTTGCAGATGTCCTTCAGTTATGATTTCGGGTGCCGGCAATTTTCCGGTGAAGAAAAAAGAGAAACAAGTGCAGGCTTGGGAGAAGAACCATCAGTTTTATACTGAGACGCAGAAAATTCTGGATAAGATCAAGGGTATTTTGAGAGGAAAGGATATCATCAAATCCTCAGACGAGGACGCTATAGAACGCCTGGAAGAGAAGCTGGATGCTTTAAAAGAAAACCAGGAAAGAATGAGAGCTGTTAATAAAGCCATCCGCTTGAAGAATACCAAAAAGGGAGATGAGGAGCTTAAAATCCTTGGGTATTCCGATGAGCAGATCCAGGAACTGAGAACCCCGGATTTTATGGGAAGAGTTGGATTTCCAGCATACGCCCTGCAGAACAACAACGCAAATATCCATAGAGTAGAGGAAAGATTGAAAAGCTTGAAAGCAATCAAGGAGAAGGGAACAAAAGAAACGGAACTTGAACTGTTCAAGGTTGTTGAGAATGTGGAAGCTATGAGGTTGCAGATTATTTTTGGTGAAAAGCCGGAGGCAGATGTTAGAGCCGTTTTGAAAAAGAACGGTTTTAAGTGGGCACCATCCCAGGGGGCATGGCAGAGAATGTTGAATCCGGCCGGCAAGTACGCATTGAACCGAGTGAAAGAAGAACTGGAGGCGATGCAGAATGACAATTAGAGAAGCTGGAAAAGGCATTGTAAGAAAGTCATACGGCGGACGAAAAAACACATATCGAATCGGATTTGTAAACAGGGGCGGCGAAGAAGATGAGACGGAGCTGGATGCGGAAGACATGAATGATCTTGCAAAATTATGGAGTTCTCTTTGTCTGGAATTTAATTGTAAAGCAAATAGCGTCACATATGTGGAGGCTGTATAATGCCAGAACTTCTCACAGCAGAAATCGCCAATGAATACAGAATATTGGCAGAAAATCTTCCGGAAAATGGTAGGCAAGATACAGGCGAGAGAAGAGAACTGCGGCAGGAACTTCAAAGGAGGTGCGGACTATCGGAACTGCAGGCAATCAATATTTTGAATGGGTTTCATGTCAAAGACTACATAGCAATAAAAGAAAGGGAGTATGCAGAGAATGAGCGAAGAAAAGCAGAAAGAGATCAAGACACTTAAAGAATGGGAAGAAAGCGGGAAAAACTGGGATGATTTCTGCAAGCCCGGGGAGCTGGTGGACGAAGATGTCTACTGGTACTTCTTGAATATTTTGCCACCGAGAAATATGGGAGCAGGATATCTGCAGGTAGGAGAACCTTACGTCAGTAGATTAAACCCGAAGACAGGAAAATATATGGCAACCTATTCTACATTCGTGAAAGTAGGGGATAAGGTATGGAAATATTGCGGAAATTGTTTCCCCGGAGAAAGCGTTGATATTGAAAGCGAGGACAAGAGATGATTGTTGGTTATTGCATCCTTAATGGAAAAAAGTGGGTCATGTTCGAGGACAAACAGTGCGCAGCTGGAGAAGTAAAGTTGACCGATGGATTCAAGGATAAGACGATCCGTTGGAACAGCGATAAGCTGATCGGAATGGAAAGCATCAGCAAGGAAGAGATTGATCTGAGAAAAGTCGTGAAGCGCATGAGAGGAGCTAGGCCTTGGCATCCTCTTCTGCAGGCTTTGAGAAAGGAGCTGGAAGGATGAACGGAATTAAGATCACGCCGGAAGAAATCGGAAAGGCTGCAGAGCTTATCAGGAAAGTAGCAGAAGGCACAACACAACCAACAGATCCGCTTACCAGTTGGGATATTGCAAAAATTTTTCAGAGTACGCACACGAGAATTTTTAACAGGATTTCTCGGTTTTACAATGCAGAAGCATCGGAAGATGAAAGACAGGAGTTTGAGATTGCATACAGACCGTATGGACGACAAAGAAGGCATCCGATCTGGAAACTGAGTGAAAAAGGTTGCCAGATTTACATTGAAAAGATATGTGCAGAGGAAAAACGTAGCAAGGTTTTCGTGGAAGGACTTAAAAAGTTTAATGAATTAGTTGCTCAGAACCTTCGTGAAGTTAAAACCCAAGAAAGCATTCTGATGCAGGGAAAATCCAGAACGGAGTGCAGCTACATAAAAAATCTGTTTGACCAGTTTATCGAAGGACCAGCGATGGAAAACAGGGAAATTGAAGAACTGGGAGAGAAATACAAAGAGTTTTATAAGGTAATGGGCAGATTGAATGATGATGCAGCAGTCAAAAGAAAAGTTGAGGATTCTGTGATGGGAGTCGCAATCGAGGCGGAAATGCAGGGATTTATTTATGGGTTTAAAGTATTTGAGGTACTTTTAAATAGAGAATTGCATGTAGCGTAATAGGAGGAAATTATATTGAAATCCATAAGAAAGTATTCAAAAAAAATAAAAAAATTAATTAAAATCGTTTTGAAGTTTGCAAATTAGGAAAGGAAGAAAAAATGAGTGATAGAAGAGGAAATGTTGTATATATAAAAACGGAACATATTCATTCACATCCAGAGAATCCAAGAAAGAATCTTGGAGATCTACAAGAATTGGCAGAGTCAATGAAAAAGCAGGGGTGTTTGCAGAATTTAACAGTAGTCCCAGTGGAAGGCCAACCAGGAGAGTATTATGCGCTGATCGGAAACCGCCGGCATGAAGCGTCAAAGTTGGCCGGATTGGAAGAATTGCCGTGTAGGATTGCAGAAGGACTGAGTCGAAAAGAGCAGCTGTCAATCATGCTGGAAGAAAATATGCAGCGTAGCGATCTGACAATTTATGAGCAGGCTCAGGGATTTCAACTCATGCTTGACTTGGGGGATACAGAAGAACAAATTGCAGAGAAAACCGGATTCAGCAAGACCACCATTCGCCGCAGATTAAATATTGCAAAGCTGAACCAGGATGAGTTGAAAAAGAAAGAACAGGATGAAAATTTTCAGCTGACATTGAAAGATTTATATGAGCTGGAAAAAGTAAAAGATATTAAAACGAGGGATAAAATTCTCAGAGAAGCAAACAGTTCAAGGGATTTAGTGAGCAGAGCGCAAGCCGCTGCTGCAGAAGCCAAACGGAATGAAAATGCGAAAAAATTGAAAGAGATTCTGAAAAAGAAAGGTATCAAAGCTGCACCTAAATCAGCAGAAAATGAAATTTGGAGTGGGAAATGGAATACTATTAAGGAGTATGAATTGGACAAAGACGTTCCAGAGCAGATTAAACTTCCTAAGGCAGAAGAAGAAAAGTTCTTCTTGGTATATTACCGCAGTTTGAGAATTATTACAAAATCCCAAAAGAAGAAAGAACTATCACCTTGGGAGAAAGAACAAAAAGAAAGGGATCAATCAAAGAAGAAAATCAAGGCTATATTGAAGGAAAGCACGGCAAGAAGGAAAGAATTTCTGGAGAACATTATTTCTGGGAAAATCAGCCCAGTAAAAAATGAAGCTGAAGTAAAGGAGAAGATATGGGAAGCTATGATGGCACTCGGCAGTTATATTTACGCCAGTACGGTACGAGATTTTTATTTAAAGAAAAGTTATTATGAATCATCAGCAGAAGAGAGAAAGGCTGCAGATGAGGCGGCAGGGAAACTTAGTTCCCTACATCAAATGATGATTATTTTGCATAATTCAATGAAGAGCTGTAATGAACCGTATAATTATGATTTAGTATTTAATAAAAACAAAGGTGATGCGCTTTTAAAGGGATATGAGGTGTTTGAGCCATATGGCTGGTATTTTGAGGATGAAAAGGAACAACAAGTATTGGATGGAACATCGGAACTGTATAGAAAGAAGAAAGAGCAAGTAGCAGAGCCGACTGATTAGAATTTCATTTTGCAGCCAGAAATGATATAGAACAGGAAAGCGAGATATGAAAACAGGTAAATATGCAAAAGACGGAAGAGAGGACTAGCAGTTATGGCAAAACAAATGGTCTTAAACCGAAAGGTGTACAAAGAAATTAAGAAAATGGATCATCAACAAATGTCGAATTATTTATCAAACTTGTACCTGGACGCTTATAACCAGGGGCAAAAAGATGCAGAAGGATTGAGAGCAGATGAACTCAAAGAGATTCTTTTAAGTGTAAAGGGAATTGGAGAATTAAAATCTAAGAGTATTATGGATGCAGTAATGGCAGCCCTTGATAGTAAAAATGAAAAAGAGGAGAGTTGACAAATGGAAGAAAAAAGGGTATGGTTAGAAGTACCAAAGTTCACTGGAGAAAATGTTCCAGTGAATGTAGCAGCAAAAATAATGAAAAAAGATCCTCAGTTTGTGAGACAGGGAATTATCCAGGGTTTACTCACATTTGGGGTGGCCTTCAAGAAAGAGGGTAGCAGCCAGTATGATTACTACATATCACCGATGAAATTTTGGCAGGAAACAGGCTATGTTTATGACGGAATTGAGATATAAAATTGGCTTGAGAATTGCTGAAAAAGCACCAAAATTGGTGAATAGGAAACGAGTAGGAAACAAAATGGCCGATAGTCCTTGAATTTACGGACATTACTGTTTCCATCGAGGAAGCTGCTAAAGAGGGCAAATTCTAAGAAATGGCTTAAAATCAAGGTTTTTGAAGATGGTTGAACATCAATAAAAAACGTTGAAAACTGAGTATTAATACAATGCTTATACATTATTAATACAATGTTATCAGTATATTAAAAGCGGCATCCACAGAGGTGCCGCTTTTTCATAATAATCTATTTTTCGGCCATAACAGACATAAAAAGAGAATAGATTAAAAATATTACTAAAAATATAAGGAAAAGAAACAAAGGGTAGACAGGAAAAATCAGATCTATGATTTTTCTGTAATTTATATACATGAGTATTAAGAATATTACCGTTGCTACAAATAAAAAACTTGTTATTAGCTTGGCGTGAGGTATCCAAAACAGTTCTTTCTTTTTTTTAGTTCTGATATTATTTTTGTACATAAAAATCCCTCCCATTTATGAAATTTAATCTTTGGTGAGAGGTAATAAGGTGTATGTATACTTTAATCTGTGAATTTATGATATCATATCAAATATGCAAAATCAATTGTTTTGACAGAAGCAGGAAACAGTAGAAGGAAACATTTCCACTGTGCAGAGGATTGACTTTCTTCGGAAGAACACCTTATAATATCTGAAAAAAGCAAGAGAGGAAAAATCATGAGTGAGATAAAAATCAGCGTAGCAGGTCCACAGGATGCCGAAGAATTACTGGAAATCTATGCTCCTTATGTGAGGGATACAGCAGTATCCTTTGAATATACTGTTCCTTCTCCGGAGGAATTCAGACAGCGGATCATTCATACGCTGGAAAAATACCCGTATTTAAAAGCAGAAAAGGATGGGGAGGTGGTCGGGTATGCCTATGCGGGCCCGCTTCATCCAAGAGCTGCTTATGCCTGGTCTGTGGAAACTTCTATTTATGTAAAAAAGGATAAAAAACATCTGGGTATTGGAAAGCTGCTTTATGATACGCTGGAAAAGATCTTGAAAGAGCAGAATATCCTCAGTGTCAATGCCTGTATTGCCTGGCCGGAAAAAGAGGACGAATATCTTACCGGAGACAGCGTAAGATTTCATGAGCATATGGGTTATCGTAAAGTGGCGGAGTTTCATAAATGCGCCTGTAAATTCGGACGCTGGTACAATATGGTCTGGATGGAAAAGCATAT